GAACCCAGTGGGAAGTGCCCAACATTGTGGAATGAGTTGTTGGCAGTGGGCATGATCAACCCTCCTTCTTCACGTACTCGGTTTCAACAAACACTCTCATCAGGTCTTCCTCAGGAGTGGTCTTGGGGTTGTACTGATGTTCAAAGGTTTGGAACTCCTTCTCCGTGAACCTGACCATAGAGCCTGATCTCATGAAGACATCAAACTGCCGACCCTCGGCAATCTGATCCTCCTTGTGGATGTGGAAGACACCGTCGTCTTCTTTGATCAACCTATGGGTTGGCCGGTTGGTCCGCAGATGAGGAGGGACCTCCTTGACCACATAGGGTATCTTCTCCTGATCTCTAGCCATCAGTTCGTGACCCTAGCATGGGTCCGGTGCATCTTCCAGCTGGCCCATTGACCCTGCCAGACCACCCGTTTGCCGATCACATCCTGGTTCCATGGAGCGTTGAGGTTCTGAGGTCGCATGTTGACGCCAGATAGGACATGAAGCCTGAGTTGCTTGGAGTTCAGCCAGAACATGGTGTTGACATCGCAGTCTTCATCAAAGGTCATGGTGATCCCCTCATGGGAGACCCCCTCGAACCCGAGATCGAAGGTGCGCTTGGCAGCTGAACCTGGGGGCAGGTTGATGACGATCTTATCACGGACGGCCTGTCGGTACATCCTCCAGATGTTCCGTCCCATGATGACGATGTCTGGCTTATCGCTCTTGACGGTCAGGTCCATCTTGATGTCGTCCATCGCCATCTCGATGTTACCGGCATTCAAGGTGCCTGCGAAGTTGTAGGAACTGGTTCTCCACCAAGTGTTGTTGGCCCTGTTGGTGTCACCAACGATCCCAGTGGTGGGATCAGCAGGGACAAGGTTCCCAAGGCCATTAGGATCAGTCCCAGCACCACTGCCATATAGCCAGATGGAGAACTTCTCCTTAACACTCTCCTCCATGACCTGCATCTTCTTGGCCAGGAGATCGAAGATCTTAGTGTCCCCTTTGTTCTCATCGATCTCCTCCTGAGAGATCATCAGAGACGCTGCCATCCTGGTCCACTTGTACTTGACAGTGGTGAACTCATCCGTCTGCTGGATGGGCAAGGTGTCATAGTACTTGTAGGTCGAGATGTTTGGGTTCCTGCCGATGATCATCGGATTAGTGAGTTCATGACCACCGGGCTCGACCTCGACACGGTCGTTAGCCGAGGCCCAGGCATAGAGCACATGGGACTTCAGGACTGCCCAAGTGAGCTTCTTCCTGCTCCGGGTCAACGTGGAGGTCAGGACCGTGTTGAGGGTGTCGATCTCCGCCATGACTTAAACTCCGTTCAACTCTGCGACTGCCTGCTTGACTACATCCTTCCAGTTGAGGTTGACATCGAACTGGTCGGAACTCGGTTGAGAGATTGGGGTGTTGTAGTTGGTTCCTCTCCTGTTGGCTGGGAATGTGGAATGAGCTTGGGCCTGGGGCTGAGCTTGACGAGCCTGCCACTGGGCAGTGAGAGGCTGTCCCCAATCCAAGCGGTTCTGAATGGCCCAGGTCTTCAGCTCCCAATAAGCTCGTTCAGCTGAAAGTCCCATCTGGTTCATCAAGATGGCGATCTCATTCTGATGAGCTGGGGCATCAGGGTACTGAGTGTAGAACTGCTGGACATCTCTCTGGGCTTGAGTTTCAAGCTCCTGCTGTTGTCGCTCGATCTGGAGCTTCTCCATGATCGGCTTGAGACGAGCATCTAGGACGGAGGCATAGACCTGAGGGTCCATCCCCTGATTAGGGAGGTTAAGAGCAGAGAGGTCTACATTGTTGACCCGTGCAACCTGGATCAGGTTCCTAATGTACTCAGCTGGGGCTCGTCTAAAGGCCGCCGCCATCTGTAGACCAACAACAGCCTCATCTGGCTTGAGACCAAACTGTGTCAGCTGCTCAGCGTACTGTTGAAGACCCTGTTGACTGGTCCTGAGCTGCTGAAGTTCCTGGCCCAGACGTTGATGTTCCCTCTGATAATGAGGGAGAACAGCCTGTTCATAATGCTGAACCCTCTGACTGAGGGTGGCTACATCCTGTGGCTGTTGAAGAGGTAGCTCTGGCTGACGACTGTCAGTTCTCTGATCCGTCGCCGGTTGGCTTGATGGGGCAGCTCCGCTGCCTGTCGGTTCAGCTGATGCTCGTGAACTCTCATCTTCGTCATCTGTCAGCCCCATGGCCTCCAGCATGACATCCATCTCGGTCTCTTGACCCTCCTCCAGGTCATCATCAACCTCTTCAACCTGTCTAGCCTTGGCCATTGCCGCCTCCGTTAAGGGCCTGTTGAACCTTCTGGGCTGCCTGTTCAGGAGGCATTCCAGCTTCGATCATCTGTTGCATGGCCTGTTCAGCTTCAGGAGGTATCTGCCCACCTTCAGGACCGCCAGCCTGACCTCCAGCTTCACCAGGAGGACCACCAGGACCAGCTTCAGGTGCAGGAGGGGGAGCCAAGGACTGTTGGATGGCCTGCCAATCCTCAGGATTGATGACGATCTCATCGAACGCTCTTTCCATCACCTTGAGGGCCACGATGGCGGCAACAGGAGTTACACGAGCAAACTGGCCAAGGACTTGGCCAACCTCTAGAGCCTCCTTCTTCTTGCCCGTGGAGTTGGGCTTCTGTGTGGAACCACCCTCAACCCTGACGGACAGGGCCTTGATCTCCTCATCAGTGAGGTTCCTCCAACCTGCCCCCTTCTCACCAAGGATGCCCGTGACCTGTTCAGCAGTCATGTATCTCCAACACAGCTGGAGCAGCAGATAACCGACTGTGCCAATGGCATCCTCGACCTGATCAAGGAGCATGTCATATTTGGTCGCTGAGGCTTGGCTGTACTGAGCAATGGCATCATTGGTGGTGTTGGTCTTGAACTGGGCGCCCCGTTGGACATCACTGACTACAGACATCCTGTCTATGGACTGATAGATGGCCCCCTTCTCGAACAGTTGGGTGAACTTGAGAGCTGGATGCTCCACGCCTTGAGGCATGACATCAGACAGCTTCAGTCCATCTGGCACATCAATGGGGATGGCCTCTCTCTTGTTCGAGAACAGCAGGGTCTTGGCCTCATCAGGCTTGAGCCTGTTCTGGTCATAGGCTATCTTAGTCCCTGCCCAGGCTCGGGCCGAGTTGATGATGGAGTTGCAGAAGTTGAGGGCATCCTGCTGGTCCAGGTAATAAGATGCCTCCCCTTTACTCTCACCGCCAGTTGGGCTAGTATAGAAGTAGAACGGCACAACAGGGAAGAACGTGCTCAACCTGTACGGATCATCCCACACCCAGATGGGCCACTTCCAATGCTTAGAGTTAAACAGATAGACCCGCCTCGTGACCTTGTCCCAAACATAAACGACTTGGGTCAGCTTGGCCGCATCATATTGCTCTTGATCATCGAACCCAAGTTCACTATGGCTCTTGTCACTCTCGAAGATGGTAAAGTTGCTTACCCTCTCCTGGAGATCATCAGACGAACCAGAGGGGATTACATGAGTTGGTTCGAAGATGGACTTGGCGCCATCTCTGCCCTCGATATAGTACTTAGCCTTGAGGAAGCTCGTGCTCTCGAAGTCTGTGATCATGATCCAGTTGGCGTCACTGAGGTCTTCCTCCACCGACTGGGTGTCACGGAGGACATGCTGAGCAGGTCGCCACTTGACAAAGGGACCGCTCTCACTAAGCATCGACACCTTGTCCTCAAGGGCCATGAGCTGGCCCTCAACCTTCTTGATTTCCTTGCCGTCTTTGGCTTTCGACAGCTTCTCCCCAAGCTCGACCAGCTGAGCAACGGCCTCCTCTGTACTGTCCTCCTTGTGTACCCAGCCGACCTCAAGCCAGCCCAGGTTGCAGAGGAACGCTGATGTGATGGCCCTTCTGGCCTTGGGCTTCAACCAGACGCCCGGTGCCTCCTTCTTGGTGAACAGTGAGTTGATCAGCTCTTCACTGACCTGGAGCACAGGCTCCAGATCAAGATTGTCAGAGCTAACCTCACACTCAGGGTTCTTGGAGTAGATTGCAGCAGTCGCTGCAACTGTGTTAGCCCAAACGATGTTCTCAGTCTCCGCGTATCCTTCAATGATCCTCGATGAGAGACCACGAGCATTTGGCCCGACCGCCTGTATCCGATCCTTGGAGGTGACCTGGTCATTCTCATAATAGGAGATAGCCTCCTTCCAAGCCTGATCGATCTTGGAGTTCTCTCTCTTCTTCTTGGCACTATCGTATCGGGACTTCCAGACTGAACCACATGATTTACTGACGGGGATCTTGCCCTCAGGATACATCTGGTAGAGCTTGGACTTAGCAACAGGAGCCTCGTCTTCAGGAATATCGAGCAGGTCGGCCATGAGAGCCCTCCTCAGGACGGAAGGTCCAATTGGTCAGAAAGTCTAGGTCTTTGGGAGGTTTCCTCACCATCTTGGCCACATCTGGGGCTCCAGTGAGACCGTACTTGAGGGCATCCATAGCATGATCGTTCCCGTCTCGGGGTTTGTCTTTAGTCTCACCCTCGTCGTCAGGGTTCTCGAAGTAATAATCAACGATCTCATCCTCGATGAACGAGACGGTCTCTCTGTTGAAGTACAGGTACGGAGCTGGACGTTGCATGGTGAACGGGGAGGCGTGGTTTAGATGCTTGGACAGGTACATCCTGACCTTGGTGATCCCACTGACAATGTCATTGTTCCCTCGACCAAAGATCACACCTTCGCCTGCGGTGCGGAACACATCAACGACTGATTTACCAACTGTCCTGTACTCACTGGCTGAGCGGCGGAACATCGATGGATCAGCGTAGATAGACCGGGTC